GGAGCGGAACTGACTTTTCTCTGAACATCTTTCAGATTGCTAGCCAATTTCTCTACCTCAAGCTTCACCTCGTTTTCTAGTTTTCCACGTTGTACCCTTCTATCTGCTTTAGATTCAGAATTGATTTCAGATAGTCTAGTTTTAAACTTCTCAACTTCAACTCTCTTTCTATCACTGACAGACTCTCTTTGGGCAGTTTGCAAGTCACCCTGCAAATTCTTTATTTGATCCTGCATTGCTTGAACCTGTTGCTGTAGCAACTGCTTCTCTTCTGTTCTACGCATAATACCTTCCTTATCAAACAATTCAGGATTCTTTTTTAATACCTCGTAACGATCAACGATTCCCATTTGGAAAGCTTCTAGGTATACAGCAAGTTCTGCATATTTGCTAGAAGGCATAGTTGATCCGGGCTCAATTCTTACATCATGTTGATCTAACATGTGTCTTTCTTTCTTTAAATCTAACACAGCTTGAGAAACATCTGTATAGAAATTTGCCATAACTTCAGTTATATTGTTATTTGGCTGTGCTAAACGGAAAATCTTTTTATAGGTATAGTGACCTTTGGACAAATTATACAAAACCTTACCCAATTTATTAATACTAAACTCTATGTCTCTAAGTTTAGACTTTGGTCTTTCACTACCCAAAGCAATCATTCTTTCTGTTGCTCTCATAGTTTCTGGAGCTTTTTCTGCAAAACCATGCATCATCTCAGGAAGACCAAATATAAAATCTATATAAAACTCTGATTGCTGTATTAGTCTGTAAAACTCACCAGCTAAAGGTTGAGGGGCTGGGTAGTGCGGCTCGCCTTGAGAAGAGTCTACTTCAATCACCGCATTTGGGTTTGCCCAGTCTTTTTCTAGCTGATTAACATCCTCCACACTACCCAAGGGGACTAATAATTTTAAACCCGCTGAAGCCTGTGCATGAGACAATGCCAGAGACCATAACTTATTTAACAGTCTTTGCATGGGTCTAGCTCTTGATATATCTGATTTTGGATAAGGAGTGCCAGTCCAGATATTTGGAAGGGGCACTATGGGATATTCATCGGTATTGAGTATCTGTTCATATAGCACAACCTCACCCATCGATGCACACACTTTTACACGAGTTTGTAAAACTTCTATCGCAGTAAACGCTCCAATGTCAAAAGCATCTGAGTTTTCTTCAAAAAACTTTAGATACTCTTCTTGAGACAATATCTCTTCATCTTGAGTTTTCATGTCAATAATTCTGTAATAGGGAACTTTTACTTTAAAAAATCTTTCTAGTACTTGATACTTCTTTACTTGATAGTAATCTTTGTCTTTTACATCTGCTGGAGTAAACACGGTCATAGAGTTTCTGTTTTGAGATGAAGGATAATCTTCTTCATCGTATGTAAAACCAGATATGTCGTTAATGATTCCGGGTATGGTTTCTCCTGTTTCTGGATCAACCCTGTCTCCTAATTCTGGGTAGAGGTTGACGGCTTGCTCACCTGTTAAGATGGTGGAAAGGATAATACCATCAGAATCGCTAAACCAACGATCACGAGAGCTAGGAGAAGCATATACTCTAAACGGATCGACATAGGTAAACTTAACGTCACCTCTACCAAAATCTGATTCGGAATCTATATACGCATATAGATAACCCATTCCTGTGGTAGCATAATCCTGTATAGCCTGTTTCATTTGCCAGTCACCATCAGAGTTTTGCCACACGTAACCCATGATTGTTCTCCATAGAGTAGCGACCTGCACGTCTGAGTCTTCTCTTGGAGTCAATGTAAATGCTGGAGGACGTGATGTCAACACAGCTTTAAACTTTTCTATAGCCGCAGATACACGATCCATAGGTATATCCGCTTGGTTTTTTGATGCTAGTTCATCAGACTCATCCGCAGTAAAGTGATTACCAAGATAAAAGTCAATATCTTTACGAGCTTCTGTATCCCAGTCAGAACGTGAGTCACGCCACTGACGGTACAATTCATCGTTATATAATGCTCTTGGGTCTTGTTCCATACGCTAAAAGGGCATGCCTCTCATCATTATCATTCTCTGTAGCATTTGTCTTGTCATCTCTTCATCCGCACCTTGCTTCATCTCTGGTTCTTGGTAGTCTAAAGACTCTGCACCTTCTAATAAACCTTTTAGTTTCATTAGCTGTAATGTTTTTCTAGCTTTATTTACCGTGTCTTGCTCAATGCTATCTTGCAACATCATAGCCTGATCCCTTACTCCCAACTGACTTCCTTCATACATAGAAGGGTCTGCTTGCCTAGCACCAATCTGCAATGGGTCTTTAGGTTGAGGTGGTAATGGAATACCCTCTTCTACAGAATTACCTTCTTCTGCAAAATCACTTTCTTCCACAGGGCCACCATCTTGCATCCCTAACAATCCACGCAAACCCTTTCTCTTTGGTTTAAAATATGACTGTAGTTCCGATTCAGATATATTCATAGGATTGCTAGACAGAGAGTTTCTCAAGGCCATTCTATGTGCCATCATAGCCGCATCTGAATAAGTCTCTCCACTTCCCTGCCCCATGTAATATTGTCTGCCCCCATCTTTAGCTATACCTGCAATAGAGCTAACATCATATAGTCCCGTTTCTGGGTTTACGGTTACATCTTGTGGCATTTGCCTTGAAGCAATTATCGCATCTCTAAAAACTGCTTTAGATTTACCAACTTTCCCACCATCTTCATACCCCATCATTTTCTTTTTCTTAGCCATTCCACCATATCTCATACCCATAAGTGAATCGTCTACCATACCACCGTCTTGCATATAGCCCATACGGTTTCTTACCATCTCTGGCAATTTACCTAAACCGGGATTGTCTTCTGGTACTGGCTTTAACTGTCCACCTTTCTCCATCATCATCATCTTATCTTTGACCATGCCACCGTGACCATACTGATCCATCACCATGCCACCACCACGATATGCATCTACCATACCGCCATGACCCATAGGCTTAGGCCCAGCTTTTACCATGCCACCACCGTACATGCCTTTCATGTTTTCTGTTGTTGCCATTTCAATGAGCTTATCAATATTGGAGTGCCCACCCTTTTCTGGCATATTGTTTATCATGTTCAACATAGGAACTCCTATCATATCTACGGCTTCTTTGCGAACTACAAATTCACCGGGTGTTAAAATTGTTTTTACTGTATCTGTAGTACCGGGCATTATTCTTTAATCTCAAAATGTGGAAAGTCATCAAAGCGATTGTCTTTGACTTCCCATCTACCTTTCTCTTCATACATGTCCCAGTTTCCACCCCATCTTATCTTATAGCCCATGCTCCTACCAATGCCAATAACGAACCCAGCAAAGAGGGTTTGTCGTTCCCTGTCCTCCCAATCCACAGGATAAGGGGTAACGTCAACGGCTTTAGAAGGGCTAGAATTATGCCTACCATTAGGATACCTAACCTTAGTACGTTTTTCATCATATAGTTTATTTTGCCTCTCCTTACTTCTGTGACCTTCCAGTATAGAGCAGTCTACGTGCTTAATTACTTCATTAAACAGTTTCTGCAACCTTTCGTCACAAGTTGCTAATCTTTTCTTTGATCTTGTTGAGTACCTTGGCATGTGTGTATTTAGCTATCTTATGTTAACAATAAACGATGTAATAGTGCAACATTTAAAGTCTGGAACCTGTCATCCAGTTGTATGCTTTGTTTTGTATTTTGCGTATGGGATGATTATCAACGTTTTCAATAGATTCTAGTTTGGCCCTACTACTTTTTGGTGCTCTTGCAAAGTAGTCTGCATAATACAATGCATCCATAACATCGTCATTTCTAGGTTTAGGATGTTCAAAGAACTCATCTACCAGTTCTGTCATCTCTCTTTGTATATACAACTTCTTAGAATTGACAATAGGGCCAAGACTGGTTTCCAGCCTATCTTGTTTTTTGATTCTATTCGGAGGTTTAACTCCCTTAAATATACCCGGAAGAAGTCTTTTCTCTTGTGCGGAAAGTCGTGTAACCATATCCCGAACCATCTCCTGTGCCGCAACTGTTTCAATCGTAACCCTGCGTACTGGAGTATACTTGTTTGCAAGTCTAATAATTTCTTTCGGAACATCGAATGTTGGTATACGCTCACGAAAATACTCCAGTACATACCGATTATTGCTGGAATCAATGCCCATGACCAGTATGACTTGATAGTCAGAAGTTCTTTTC